ATTTCCACCTAATACTTTGTCTGGGTCATCTGGCATTAGAGCTGCTGTGTCTTTGTAGTGTGCAGATTTTAACCATGTGTCTGTACACCATTTAAGTTCTTCTGGGTCTAACTCTAAGCCCTCTAATGCTTCTCCAGCTGTTACTATATCTCCACTTCCCTCTGGGAAGATACTAGCAATATTCATAAATGTTAATCCTATTGCCTCTGTAACATCCTCACGAACAGCAATAAAGATAACACGCCTTCTAGATTGTGGTACTCCAAAGTGTGATGCATTTAAAATTTTATATGATACATCATATCCTATTTCTTCAAATGTGTTTACAATTTCATTTAACTTTAATTTTGCTTCGCCTGCCAATAAACCTGCTACATTTTCACCTATGATTACTTTAGGTTTAATTTCCTCTGCAACTCTAAGATACTCAAAGAATAGGTCTTCTATATTTTCTACTACTTTATTGTCTGAATACTTTTTAGTTTTACCCCAACCATCAGAATGTTTTGAACCAGACTTTCCTAAAGTACCACACATTGAAAAAGCAGAACATGGTGGGGAACCATCTAATATATCTAGTTCACCCTTTTGTATTCCAGCAGTTTCTAAAAAATCTTTACCTGTAAGTTCTTTTATATCATCAGGTAGTATTTTAGTGTCTGGGTAATTTTCTTTATATGTAATTCTTGCTTGTTCTACAAACTCATTTACACAAAGTATTTTTCCACCAGCTAGTCTGTAGCCTGTAGATGAACCACCACCACCAGCAAAAGTAGATATGACACTAAACTTATTTTGTGCCGATGCATCTTTTACATCCTTTAAGTTATACTTTGGATATTTCATCTAATTATTTCTATCTCACTTTCTGTTAATACTGCAACTCTTGCACCGCAAGATAGTAATGTTTTATCATTACCACTATAAACTACTTTAGAAGGGCCCTTTATGTCAACTTCATGACAGTAAGTATTTTTTCTTCCCTGTTTTATAGTTAGTACAGGATTATTTTCATTATTCTTTTTGTTAGCACGAATTATATGCTGATTAACGTGGATATAAGTTTTCATATTTTATTATAGGGTTTAATTACTTTTTCGTAAATTGATTCTGCAATTGCTTTCATCATAAGTGGTGGTACCATTCTACCACATCTTTCTGACTGTTGATTAAAACTACCTGTTAGTTTAAAGTCATCAGGTAGTGACATCATTCTTTTTGTTTCTTTAATTGTAAATGTTCTAGGTTCATGCCAGTGCATTGCTCCACCTGTTGCTGTAATTGTAGGTGCAGGTTTATGTCTAGATGTTTTTTTCATATTAAAGTGGTGGCCTTTAGGATGATAATCAGCACCCGTTTCTACTTTGTCTGGGTCATCTGGCATCTTTAACCAAGTTTCATAATGAGAAGTTTTTTTAAATTTTTCTATTAGTGTATCTGCTTCTTGTCTGTCCACTTCTACATCACTTAAACAATCTTCTAATGTAACCACTTCTCTACTTTCATCTGGAAATAAACTAGCAATATTCATAAATGTTAATCCTATTGCCTCTGTAACATCCTCACGAACAGCAATAAAGATAGTTCTTTGTCTTGTTTGTGGTACTCCATAGTGTACAGAATTTAATACTTTGTATGATACATCATATCCTATTTCTTCAAATGTATTTACAATTTTAAAAAGATAATTTTTTGCTTCACCAACAGTTAGTCCTTTAACATTTTCAGCAATAATTACTTTTGGTTTTAAATCTTTAGCTACTCTTAGAAACTCAAAGAATAAATCTTCTATGTTTTCTACTTTCTTACCATCAGAGTAATTCTTAGTTTGACCCCAACCTTTAGAGTGACTACCTTGTACCATTGAACCAGATACAGAAAATGCAGAACATGGTGGTGAACCATCAAAAATATCTATGTCACCATACTTGTTAAAATCTTCTGCAGTAAGTTGTTTTATATCATCTGGTAGTACAGGTGTGTTAGGATAGTTTTCCTTATATGTGTTTATGGCTTGTTTAACAAACTCATTTACACATAATATCTTACCGCCTGCAAGTCTATAACCTGTAGATGAACCACCGCCACCAGCAAAAGTTGATACTACTGTAAACTTCTCTTGTTCAGAAGCCTTA